CGATAGGAAGAAAAACATCGATACTGATAAAGATTCTGATTTGGAAGAAATTGAAAAGGAATCATCTAGCGAAAAAGAACGAATCGATAATAAAAAGAATGCAGAAATTGAGCGTTTGATGGCGATAGAAATTCCGTCAGGATTATCTAAAACTGAGAGAGCTAAACGAGTTGCGGAAAGAACTGCAAAGATTGCTAAGCTCAGAAATGATGCCAAATCTGACAAAGCAAAAATTAGTAGCGATGCAAAAACGGACAAGGCCAGTGTTCGAACAGATGCGACGAATCGGAAAGCGAAAGTATCATCCGACACAAAAGAAGAAAAAGCTGAGAACCAGGCCAATGCTAAAAGTGAAAGAGCAAAAGTTAGCTCCGAACTTAAAGCAGCGGTTAAGTCTGTTAGAGAAGCTTACAAAGCGGCAAAAGCCGACCTTGACTCTTCATATGAACAAACGTATCAGGATGAATTCGATAAAATTCAGTCCGAGTACAAGAAGGTTAAGAAATCAAAGAAAAAATCTTCCGGCTCATCAAAGAAGACATCGCATCCGTTATCGTACTATATCAGAAAATAAAGGAGGAAAATCAAAATGAAGTATGACTTTGGTGGCTGGGCCACTAGAAATGATCTTCAGTGTGCCGATGGAAGAGTTATTAAAAAAGACGCTTTCAAAGGGCAGAACGGGCAGACTGTCCCGTTAGTATGGATGCATAATCATGCCGATCCGGCGAATGTGCTTGGATTAGCTCATCTCGAAAATAGAGATGAAGGAGTTTATGCGTTCTGTGAATTTAATGATACAGAATCAGGAAAGACTGCACGGGAACTTGTAAAACATGGCGACGTACAGTCTCTTTCTATCTTTGCCAATCAGCTTAAACAGGCTGGACACGATGTTGTTCATGGCATTATCAGAGAAGTAAGTCTGGTATTAGCCGGTGCAAATCCAGGAGCATTTATCGATGATGTGGTGATGCATGGCGACGGCGAAACCGGTATTGTCATTGGCTATAATGAAATGATCATGGGGCAGTTGGAGCATTCCGCAGATAAGCCGGATAAAAAGAAGGAAGAAGAAAAAATCGAGACTAATGACAAATCAGATAATGGAGAGAAAAAAGACGATAAGGTTGAGACTATCGAAGATATTTTTAAATCCATGAACGAGAAACAGCAGACAGCCGTTTTCGCCATGATGGCTGAATTCGTAGACAAAGAAAATCCTAAAAAAGAGGATAATGAATCTAAAGGAGGAGATGACAATATGAAACACAATGTTTTTGACACCGACAAGCGCGATGATAAGAGCTTTCTGTCTCATGCAGACCAGGAGGAGATCCTTAAGCTGGCAAAGACAAGCCAGGTAGGAACATTCCAGACCGCGCTGGAGATCTATGCTAATGAGAATGCACTTCAGCATGATGCTCTTGCAAGCGGATTTGCTCAGACAGGAGATGGCAATGTAACACTTCTGTTCCCGGAATACAAGGATGTACGTCCTGGTGCACCGGAGCTGATTACTAACGACCAGGGTTGGATCACAACTGTAATGAACAAAGTTCATAAGAGTCCGATTTCCAGAATCAGAACTAGTCAGGTAGATATCCGCAACATCGATGCTCTTAAGGCTAAAGGCTATACTAAGGGAAAACAGAAGAAGCAGACTGGCAACTTCAAGCTGGTTCGCAGAACTACCGACCCTCAGACTGTGTATGTAAAGAGTGCGCTGCATAGAGATGATATCATCGACATCACTGATTTCGACTATGTGGCATACCTGTACAACATCGACCGCCTGATGCTCAATGAAGAGCTGGCAACTGCAATCATGCTGGGTGATGGCAGAGACGACGGAGATGAAGGCAAGATTTCTCCGGATCACATCAGACCGATTTGGCTGGATGATGATCTGTACACCATTCACGTTGATCTCGATGTAGCAGCTGCTAAGAAAGAACTTCAGGGAACCAATACCGCGGCTAACTTTGGTGAGAACTACATCATCGCAGAGGCCATGATCAATACCGTTCTGTATGCAAGAGAGGATTATAAGGGCACTGGTACCCCGGATCTGTTCATTACTCCTCATATGCTGAATCAGATGCTTCTGGCAAGAGACATCAACGGAAGACGTATTTACTCTTCCAAGACCGAACTTGCCACTGCACTGAATGTTGGTAGTATCAATACTGCGGAGCAGTTTGAGGGTAAGACCAGAACCACTTCCGACAGCAAAAAGAAGAAGCTGGTTGCCATTATCGCAAATCTGGCTGATTACTCCCTCGGTGCAACCAAGGGTGGAGAGGTTACTCACTTCACTCAGTTCGATATCGACTTCAACCAGGAGAAATCCCTGCTTGAGACCAGATGCTCTGGTGCTCTTACTCGTGTATACTCTGCAATCGCAATCGAAGAGGATGTAACAACTGCTTCTTCCGGTTCCGAGGATCACGCAGCCTAAAGTCTTAAAGGAGAAAATTCAAAATGAGTAAATTTTACGGAGCAATCGGCTATTCCGTAACAGAGGAAATTCGACCTGGTGTCTGGGGAGAGAAGATTACAGTTCGTGACTACTACGGAGACGTTATTCGGAATACTCGACAGTATCAGAGTTCGGATAACCTCAACGACAATCTCAATGTGTCGAATGAGTTCAGCATCGTAGCCGATCCGTTTGCTTATGCGAATTTTCATTCGATGAGATTTATCGAGTATATGGGAGCTAAATGGAAAATTTCAAATGTTGAAGTTCAGTATCCCCGTTTAATATTGACCGTTGGAGGTGTTTACAATGAGCAGACGACTGAAACTGCATAATGCTTTATGCGACATCCTCTCGTGTCCAAACAAAGGACCAGAGTGTCGTGCTTATTTTCAACCACCGTCATCGGTAAAAATGAAATACCCCGCCATCGTTTACGCTCTCGACGATATTGAGAATACGTTTGCGAATGACGGGGTTTATTTGTCTGCGAGAAAGTATTCGGTAACAGTTATTGACAGCGATCCGGATAGTTCTCTCGTTGGTAAGGTGGCATCTATGCCGACAAGCCGATTCAATCGGCATTACACGAAAGACAACTTAAATCACGATGTCTTTGAAATATTCTTTTAAGGAGGACAAATTCTATGAAAAAGAAACTCGTTTGGGACAAGACTGGCGAGCGCCTGTATGAGACCGGTGTCAGTCAGGGCGTCCTTTACCCGATTCAGACCGGCGGCGTATATAACTCTGGTACCGCATGGAACGGTCTTAGTACCGTAACAGAAAGCCCGTCTGGAGCAGAACCTACTGCAATTTATGCAGACAACATCAAGTATCTGAACCTTATGTCCGCAGAGGAATTTGGCGGCACAATCGAAGCTTATATGGCACCGGATGAGTTCGCAGAGTGCGACGGTTCCAAAGAGATTGCTCCTGGAGTGTTTGCGGGACAGCAGAACCGTAAGATGTTCGGCTTATCTTACAAGACGCTTCTCGGTAACGATGTTGATTCCAATGATTACGGCTATAAGCTTCATCTCGTTTATAGTTGCTTGGCTTCTCCTTCCGAGAAGGGTTATTCCACTGTAAATGACAGTCCGGAAGCTATTACCTTATCCTGGGAGTTCAGCACCACACCAGTCGAGATTGCAACCTTAATCGATGGAAAGAAGTTGAAGCCCACTTCCATTCTCACCTTCGATTCTACCAAGGTCGATGCTAAGAAACTGGCTGCTCTTGAAGAGATCCTGTATGGTAAAGATCCTTCTTCCGCCGAAGCAGATGATGGTGTTGAACCGAGACTTCCGCTTCCGGATGAAGTAATTAAGATTATGACCGCAGAAGGCTAATCAGAAATAATACACACCACAGATGGAGTCGTATTCAGGAAAGCTGGCGACTCCTTTTTATTCGAAAGGAGAACAAAACTATGTATGCAGTAACAAAGACTTATAAAGATTTTAACGGCGTTGAGCGCACCGAAACAAAGCTCTTCAACCTTACCGAAACAGAGGTTATGGAGATGGAACTGGGCACAGCTGGTGGAGTTGCTGAGATGCTTCAGCGCATCGTAGATGCAAAAGATCAGCCGACCATTATCAAGTTCTTTAAGGAATTTATCTTAAAGGCATACGGAGAGAAGAGTGCTGACGGTACATATTTCGAGAAGTCTGAAGAGATTTCCAGAAAGTTTGCTTGCACTCAGTTCTACAATCTTCTGTTTATGGAACTGGCTACGGATGACAGCAAAGCCGCTGAATTCGTAAACCATGTAATTCCGAAAGTTGTAGATATCAAGAAGCATTCGGAAAATCCGGAGATTGCTCCTGTGGTTGCCACCACGAACTAAAGAGGTGAGATCGAATGCTTGAAATTACGATACCAAGAACCGATCTGTGGGATGAGCGGAATCAGCGATTTATCCCTGTAAAGGAACAGAAGTTGCGTTTGGAGCATTCGCTCGTTTCACTTTCAAAATGGGAAAGTAAATGGTGCAAAGTCTTCTTATCTAAAGAGCAGAAGACAATTGAAGAAACCATTGATTATATACGCTGTATGACACTCACACAGAATGTTGACCCGCTGGTCTATCGATGCATTACCAATTCTCACATTGATGCGGTAAATGCCTATATTGAAGCGCCTATGACGGCTTCGACTGTTAAGGAAGAAAAAGGTGGTCCAATAAACAGGCAGCAGATAACCAGTGAACTTATCTATTACTGGATGACGGCGTATCATATTCCATTTGAGTGTCAGAAATGGCATTTGAATCGTTTGTTAATGCTTATCCGGATTTGCAATGCGGAAAATAAGCCCCCGAAGAAGAGAAGCAAACGAGATTTATACAGACATCATGCGGAAGTAAATGCCGCAAACAGAAAGAAATTTAATTCGAAAGGATAGTGATAAAAATGGCGAAATCAAGACAGGCCGTTGTTAATCTTGTCGAATCCTGGGATGGAAAGAAAGAATCGAACGGCTCACATAAAAGCATTATCGATTTATATAACGACTTCTTTGAGAAGATCTGCGCGGGCAAATTTCCTCGTGGCATTCGTATGCGCTATGACTGGGCTTGGTGCGCTTGCACCTGGTCTGCATTAGCGGCAGCTCTCCGATATGAGAGCATTATGCCTATGGAAATTTCCTGCTATTACCTCATCGAAGCAGCAAAGAAAATAGGATGTTGGCAGGAGAACGATGCTTATGTTCCGAGTCCTGGAGATGCGATTTTGTATGACTGGCAGGATAACGGAATCAGCGACAACACAGGCAATCCGGATCATGTCGGTACCGTAATCGAGGTATATAAGGAATCTGGTTATATGGTTATCGAAGAGGGTAACTACAGTAATGCGGTCAAGAAGAGAACCCTGTCTATTAACGGAAAATTTATCCGCGGCTTCATCACACCAAAGTACGACGACAATACAGTTGCCGCTCCTGGATTAAGCAAGGGTAAAGACATCAAAACCATCGCTCATGAGGTTATCGTTGGACTGTGGGAAAGCGGCGAGAATCGTAAGAAACTGCTTACTGAGTACGGATACAACTACTCAGAAGTTCAGAACATGGTAAACCAGATTCTGAATGGATCAGCGGTAACGCCGTCCAATACCAAGCAGGATCAGAACCAGTCCGTTTCGAAGAAAGTGGTGGCTACATGTTCTGCCAAGCAGTTTAACAAGGCCGATGCTGGTGAATACAAAACAACGGCAGTTCTTTATTGCCGTAATGATGCCGGAACCAATAAGAAAGCTCTTTGTAAAATCCCGGCTGGCACTAAGGTTAAATGCTATGGCTACTACACAATGGTAAACGGAGTTAAGTGGCTGTACATCCAGTTTGTACTTGACGGTGTGCAGTATACAGGCTTCTCGTCCAGTGCTTACTTAGCAAAGTAGGAGATTCATATGATCACGTTCAGACAAAAGGGTGATTTTTCTAAGCTGACTCGGTTCTTAGAGAGAGCAAAGGAATCGGTTCGTCTCGGTGACCTCGATAAGTATGGTCGAGAGGGCGTAGCCGCCCTTGCGTCTGCAACACCAGTTGATACAGGACGGACAGCAAATTCGTGGCATTACAAGATCGAGCAGAAGCAAGGTTCCGTATCGATCAGCTTTTACAACACAAATATTCAAAATGGAGTCCCTATTGCAGTTATTTTGCAGTACGGACATGCAACAAGAAACGGCGGCTGGGTACAGGGGCGAGACTACATCAATCCTGCTATCCAGCCTATTTTTGACAAAATTGCAGATGCGGCATGGAAGGAGGTTACTAAGCTATGAGTACAACTGTTGACGAACGTGTCGTCGAAATGCGGTTTGATAACAAACAGTTTGAACAGAATATTCAGACCAGTTTATCAAGCCTCGATAAGTTGAAGAAGAGCCTTAACCTCGAAGGGGCGGCGAAAGGCTTAGAAACCGTAAACGATGCCGCAAATAAATGCAGTGGGAATATGTCACCGCTGAGTAATGCAGTTGAGACTGTGCGAGTGCGATTTTCGGCATTGGAAGTGATGGCGATTACAGCTTTGCAGAACATTACCAACTCTGCACTTGCTGCTGGAAAAAATCTTGTCTCCGCTTTTACCATCGATCCGATTAAAACCGGTTTTGAGGAGTATGAGACCCAGATCAATGCCGTTCAGACAATCCTTGCAAATACCTCTTCAAAAGGCACAACTCTTGATCAGGTAAACAATGCGTTGGATGAACTAAACCATTATGCAGATATGACCATTTACAATTTTACGGAAATGACCCGTAACATTGGTACGTTCACTGCGGCTGGCGTAGATTTGGACACATCTGTAGCCGCTATCAAGGGTATTGCGAACCTTGCAGCCGTATCAGGTTCCAACTCTCAGCAGGCAAGTACCGCTATGTATCAGCTTTCACAAGCATTAGCGGCAGGAACAGTAAAATTACAGGACTGGAACTCAGTAGTAAACGCTGGTATGGGTGGTCAGGTATTCCAGGATGCGCTGAAAGAAACGGCTAAAGTTCATGGAATTGCCATTGATGAGATGATCAAAGATGAGGGCTCATTCAGAGAGACCCTTAGTAAAGGATGGCTTACCTCTGACATCTTGACTGAAACTTTGGCAAAATTTACAGGCGATCTCAACGAAGATCAGCTTCGAACCATGGGATACACCGATGATCAGATCAAATCCATCATGGAGATGGGTAAGACCGCGAATGATGCTGCGACAAAAGTAAAAACTTTTACCCAGTTATTCGACACATTGAAAGAGGCTGCCCAGTCCGGATGGACACAAAGCTGGGAAATTATCGTCGGCGACTTTGAAGAGGCGAAGGAATTACTTACGGAAGTGAGTGATACGTTCAGTGCCGTAATCAATGCTTCTGCCGATGCAAGAAATAAAATGCTTCAGGATTGGAAAGACCTTGGTGGTCGAACCATGATGATCGAAGCAGTAAAGAATGTTTTCGAGGGACTGGTTAGCGTTGCTAAGCCTGTTCGGGAGGCATTTAACGAAATCTTTCCGCCAATGACTGGAAAACAGTTAGCCGAAATCACAGAACGTATCCGTGATCTGACAGCAAAATTCAAAATGGGGGAAGAGAGTTCAAAGAATCTAAAGAATACGTTTAAGGGCGTATTTGCAGTGCTTGATATCGTCGGACAAGCTTTCAAAGCTGTTGCTGGTGGTGTTGGCGAATTGATTGGTCTTTTCTTACCGGCTGGAAACGGGGTGTTATCACTTACCGGAAGCTTCGGTGAGTATCTCGTTAAGCTTGATGAAACTGTAAAGAAGACAGATATCTTTGGTAAAGCAGTTTCGACTGTTGTTGATATCGTAAAGATAGCTATTACGTTTGTTAAAACTGCCGGAGAAAAAGTAAAAGAATTTGGAAAAGCCGCAGGGGAGAAGTTCGATTTCCCTGGATTTGAATTATTCCACTCATTCCTTGAACGAGTACATGATCGCATGGCTCAGATTGGTGATGGTGCTGGAAAAATGAAGAGCGGAGTCATTGTTGCTTTTGAGATGATGGGAGAAGCACTGGAAAAATGTAAATTTCTCAAAGTCATGGAAGCATTGTGGACAGCTGTAAAGGTAATTGCTGGCGGTATTGCCGATGCAGTCGGGACTATGATGGGAACACTTGCCGAGAAACTTGGAAATGCAGATTTCAGCGGAGTTCTTGACATTCTTAACAGCATTGCTGTCGGTGGAATTGCTTTATCAGTTTCTAAATTCTTAAAGAGTGTAACCGAACCTCTTGAGGGGTTAAATGGCGTTCTCGAAGGAGTAACTGGAATTCTTGACGGGGTCAGAGGCTGCTTTGAGGCATATCAGACAAATCTTAAAGCTGGAACGCTACTTAAAATTGGTGCAGCAATCGCTTTGCTTGCAGGTTCTATCGTTGCAATTTCCCTGATCGATAGTGATAAACTGTCAGCTTCTCTTGGAGCAATTACTGTACTCTTTGCTAATTTACTTGGAGCGATGGCGATTTTCAATAAAATCAGTAGTGATACTGGAAAAGTATCCAAAGCATGCACAGCGATGATTGCCATGTCAGTTGCGGTATCTATTCTGGCAGGAGCTTTGAAGAAAGTTTCAGACCTTGATTGGGGCGAACTTGCGAGAGGCTTGGTTGGAATTGCTGGTCTTACGGCTATTGTTGTTGCATCATCCAAAGCCATGGCAAGTGGTCAGAAGCAGGTTATGAAAGGTGCCACCAGCTTAATCATATTTGGAGTGGCTATCAAAATCCTGGCGTCGGCATGTAAGGATTTATCAAGATTACAATGGGATGAACTCGGACGTGGATTAACAGGAGTAGGAGTATTATTTGCTGAGATTGCTGTATTCCTTAGAGTTGCAAAATTCAACGGGAAAATGATCAGCACTGCAACTGGAATCGTTATTCTGTCGGCAGCAATGAAGGTTTTGGCGTCCGCTTGCAAAGACTTTGGTCAGATGGAGTGGAGCGAGATTGGAAAAGGATTAGCTGGAATCGGTGGATTACTTGCCGAACTTGCTGTCTTTACGAATTTGGCTGGAAATGCAAAACACGTAATGTCTACTGGCGTAGCCTTAATTGCTATTGGCGCTGCAATGAAAATCTTTGCTTCCGCTGTAAAAGATTTTGGTCAATTACAGTGGGATGAAATCGGCAGAGGTTTAACTGCTATGGGCGGCGCACTTGCAGAGGTAGCTATTGCTGTTAATCTGATGCCGAAGAACATGATCGGTATTGGAACTGGGCTCGTTATCGTCGGCGGCGCACTTGAAATCATTGCAAACTGTATGAGTAAATTCGGAGGTATGCAGTGGGAAGAGATCGGTAGAGGTCTTACCGTCATGGGTGGGGCTTTAGCTGAGTTGGCTATCAGTCTCAATTTCATGAAAGGTACGCTTGGTGGATCAGCAGCATTGTTGGTTGCGTCCGGAGCCTTAGCTGTTCTTGCGCCGGTACTCAGTATTTTGGGAGCGTTATCGTGGGAAGCGATTGCGAAAGGACTTATTTCTATTGCCGGAGCATTCACAATTATCGGCGTAGCAGGCGCGGTACTTACACCATTGGTTCCGACTATTCTGGCATTATCGGGAGCGTTTGCATTGATCGGTGTTGGGGTTCTTACAATCGGAGCTGGTTTACTTGCAGCTGGCACAGGACTTTCGGCACTTGCTATCGGATTCACAGCGCTGGCAACTGCTGGTGCCGCTGGAGCGACTGCAATCGTAGCAGCACTGACAGTTATCGTTACTGGTATCGCTGGCTTAATTCCGGCTGTTCTTACAAAAGTCGGAGAAGGAATTATCGCAATCTGCAAAGTTATTGCTGCCGGAGCACCAGCTATTGGTGAAGCTGTAAAGGCAGTTGTCTTAACGCTGATCGATGTTTTCGTATCCTGTGTACCGCAGCTGGCAGACGGAGCTTTACAATTAGTGGTTGGTGTATTAGCGGCTCTGGTTACTTATACGCCTCAAATTGTAGATCTAGCTTTCAAATTCCTTATTGGAATTTTAGAGGGTATTGCTAGTAATCTGCCGTCACTGATTAAAGCTGGTGTCGATGTACTCGTAGCATTTTTCGCTGGTATCGTCGATGCACTGAGAGGAATCGATACTGGAGCTTTGCTAAAAGGAATTGCCGGAATCGGTCTGTTATCAGCTATTATGCTTGCTCTTAGTGCAACAGCATCGCTTGTTCCAGGAGCAATGGTTGGAATCCTTGGTATGGGTGCGGTTGTTGCTGAGATGGCGTTAGTGCTTGCGGCCGTCGGACTCTTATCGAAACTTCCAGGACTTTCTTGGCTTATCGGAGAAGGTGGAAAGCTTTTACAGGGAATCGGAACGGCAATCGGTCAGTTCGTTGGTGGAATCGTCGGCGGATTTATGAGCGGTGTGTCGAGTCAGTTCCCGCAAATTGGAGCTGATTTATCCGCTTTTATGAATAATGTTCAGCCGTTTTTACAGGGAGCTAGTCAGATTCAGCCATCTATGATGGACGGAGTAAAGGCATTAGCCGAGACTGTGCTTATTCTGACAGCGGCTGATATTTTACAGGGATTGACTTCTTGGCTTACAGGAGGATCGTCTTTATCTAAGTTCGGAGAGGAACTTGTACCGTTTGGCGAAGCTATGAGAGATTTCTCGTTAGCTATCGGAAACATGGACGGGGAAATCGTGGCAAATGCGGCGACAGCTGGCAAAGCATTAGCTGAAATGGCAGCCACAATGCCAAATACAGGCGGATTAGTGTCTTTCTTCGCAGGAGAAAATGACATGACTGCCTTTGGAAAGCAGCTTGTACCATTTGGCGAAGCTATGAGACAGTTCGGGGATGCAATTACTGGACTCGATGCAAATGCCGTTACAGAAGCGGCAATCGCTGGCAAGGCCATGGCAGAGATGGCAACAACCATTCCAAATTCTGGTGGTGTCGTAGGATTCTTTGCTGGTGAAAACGATATGGGTGAGTTTGGAAAACAGCTTGTACCATTTGGCGAAGCAATGAAAGCATTTGGCGATGCGGTTCGTGGACTGGAAGCCGATGCAATCGTCAATTCTGCAACGGCGGGCAAGGCTTTAGTCGAGCTTGCTGATACTGTTCCCAATACAGGTGGCGTTGTAGCATTCTTTACTGGAAACAACGATGTTGATACTTTCGGTGAGAAACTTGTACCGTTCGGTGAAGCTATGAAGGCATATTCTGAAGCTATTATGGGTATGGACTCCGCGGCTATTACGAACTCAGCAACAGCTGGTAAAGCCCTAGTGGAGCTTGCCAACACCATTCCAAATACCGGAGGACTTGTAAGCTGGTTTACCGGTGACAACGATCTTGGTAGTTTTGGTGATAGTCTGGTTCAGTTCGGAAGTGGAATTAAGAGTTATTCGGATTCTATTTCTGGAATCGATACCGGAATCATGTCAAGTGTGATTACCCAGGTGAATCGACTTGTTGAAATGGCTAAAGGAATGGCGGAATTAGATACGAGTGGTATGAGTGGTTTTAGCACAGCACTGATTCAGCTTGGAAACAACGGTATCGACGGTTTCATCAATGCGTTTACAGATGCGAGCGGAAGAGTGACATCCGCCGCGACCTCTATGCTGACGACATTCATCAATGCGGCTAATGCTCAAAAAGGTAATCTGGCATCTACGTTTACGACCATGATGCAGGCTGTACTTACGACTCTTACGAACTATCAAACCCAGTTCAATACTGCTGGCTCTACGTTGATGACAAAATTTATCAGCGGAATTAAATCTCAGGACGGAAATACCAAAACTGCAATTACCAACATTATTAGCGGTTGCATCACTGCAATCAATAATAAGCAGACTCAGTTCAATACTGCGGGTGCGAACCTCATGATCAAGCTTATTGCTGGAGTTAAATCGAAAGATTACGAAACCAGAAATGCGTTTGTAAACATCTTAAGTTCATGCCTTACAGCTATCGCGAACAAGTATCCGGAATTTCAAAATGCAGGAATGCAGTGCATGATTAAGTTCATCGCTGGTGTTAAGGAAAAAGCCGAAGAAGTAAAAACAGCTTTCACGGGCAATCTTAATGCTTCTGTAACAGCTATCCGGGATTATCATGATCAGTTTAAACAGGCTGGTGCTTACTTGGTGGAGGGATTTGCTGATGGAATCAGTGAGAATACGTACCGCGCGGAAGCTAAAGCCAGAGCAATGGCAAGGGCTGCGGCAGAAGCAGCAGAAGACGAACTGGACGAGCATTCACCTTCCAGAGTAGGATACCACATCGGTGATTTCTTTGGATTGGGATTCGTTAATGCCATCGGAACTTATGCGGTGAAGGCATATAATGCCAGTGCTGAAATGGCTGATTCGGCAAAAACAGGTCTCGGAAATGCAATCGCAAAGGTTAAGGATATGATCGACAACGGTGTTGATGGTCAGCCTACGATTCGACCGATTCTGGATCTGTCAGACGTTGAAGAGAAGAGTCATCGACTGAATACGCTGTTCAGTAGATCGCAGGCTTTAACCGTCAGCACAGGAATTGCAGCAGTTCGTGGACGGAATCTTCAAAATGAAGATACTAATCCGAATACAGGTAACTCTTATAACTTTACACAGAATAACTATTCGCCTAAGGCACTGTCGAGAACAGAGATTTATCGGCAGACGAAGAATCAGTTCTCGGCGATGGAAAGGATGGTGGAAACTTGATTCGAGCAGTCACGTTTACGAACTATCTTGGCGATAGTATCCGACTTGATTTGGCGAGACCGGAGGAATCCGGTTTCATCATCAAGTCTGTAACTGGCTTGGGACCAGGAAAAGCGAACATCAATACGACGGAAATCGCTACAAACGATGGAAGTCTGTTCAATTCTTCAAGGATGCCGAGCCGAAACATTGTTATTTCTCTTGCGTATATGTGGAAGGATTCCATTGAAGACGTAAGACAGCTTTCATACAAGTATTTTCCTATTAAAAAGAAGCTCACAATGCTTATCGAAACCGATAATAGGCAGGCAGAGATTGAAGGGTATGTCGAATCAAACGACCCAACAATCTTCAGTAAAGACGAGGGTTCGGATATCTCAATCGTGTGTCCGAATCCTTTCTTTTACTCTGCCGGAAAAGACGGAATCAACACAACCATCTTCTATGGTGTAGAGGCACTGTTCGAGTTTCCTTTCAGTAATGAATCTCTTAAGGACCCGTTACTAGAAATGGGAGAAATCAAAAATGAAACAGAGCAGGTGGTTGTATATAATGGCGACGCTGAAATCGGAGTGACTATTACGATTCACGCAATCGGTGAAGCCAGCAATATTACGATCTACAATACCGGTACTCGTGAAGTGATGCGGATCGATACCGATAAATTGGAGAAATTCACTGGCTCTGGAATTATAGCAGGTGATGAAATCATTATCTGCACCGTAAAAGGAAACAAGTCGATTACGCTTCTTAGGAACGGAAAGACTACAAACATCTTGAACTGCCTGGATAAAAACGCTGATTGGTTCCAGCTTGCGAAGGGCGACAACATCTTTGCTTATACGGCTGAGTACGGAAGTACAAATTTACAGTTTAAGATTGAGAACCGTATAGTCTACGAGGGGGTATAAGCACTATGGACGTGACAATTTTAAACACCAACCTAGATGCTGTCTCTATTGTGGATACGTACGAGTCCTTCATCTGGACAGATCGGTATTACGCTTACGGTGACTTTGAACTGTATGAAGCAATGCGAGAGGGTCTTCTTGACTACATCAAACAGGATTACTATTTGCAGAGCAAGGAATCTGAACATGTGATGATCGTGGAGAAAATCCAGATTACTTCAGATACCGAAGACGGTAACCATGTAACGGTTACTGGGCGTTCATTAGAATCTATCCTCGACAGGCGAATCGTCTGGGGACAGAAACTATTAAGCGGAAATCTTCAAAATGGAATAAAAACACTGCTCAACGAGAATGTAATTTCTCCGTCAGACAGCAATCGAAAAATTCCAAACTTTATTTTCAAAGAATCAACCGATCCAGCAATTACAAAGTTGAAACTGGAAGCTCAGTACACGGGAGATAACCTGTATGATGTCATCCAGAAAATTTGCGAGGAGCAGGGTATCGGTTTCAAGATCATTCTGAATGATGAAAAGCAGTTCGTATTTGAGTTGTATGCCGGTTCAGATAGATCATACGATCAGACGGAGAATCCCTACGTTATATTTTCACCGAAATTCGAGAACATCATCAATAGTAACTACATCGAATCTAAAGCTTCGTTGAAGACAGTGACCTTGGTTGGTGGAGAAGGTGAGGGCGCCGATCGAAGATATACTACGGTTGGTGGTGGCTCTGGTTTGAATCGCAGAGAATTGTTTACGGACGCTCGTGACATTTCTTCAAATGTTGGAAGCGATGATGCGTTGACCGATGCCGAGTATATGGCACAGTTGCAGCAAAGAGGAAAAGAAAAGCTTGCTGAAAATGTGAGCATTACCTCATTCGAGGGAGAAACAGAAACAACTATCATGTTCCAGTATGGAAAAGATTTCTTTAACGGGGACATTGTACAGATTGCGAACGAATACGGACACGAGACAAAAGCTCGTATTCTTGAAATTGTTCGTTCAGAAGATAAGGACGGTTATTCCGTCTATCCGACTTTTAAGACTATAGAACAGGAAGGAGCGTGATGAAGAAGTGAGTGTAACATTTGGATTTTATAATTCAAAAGAAGGAGATCGGCGCTACGATGCTATTCAGATGTCCAGCATTTTCGATGGAATCATTCAGGACGGAATATTGCAGCATGTCGGAACTGCAATGGTTGTAAAAGAATCGGAAGCAATGATTATCAACGTTGGTGTCGGACGAGCCTGGTTCAATCACACTTGGACGCTGAATGACGCTCTGTTACCGTTAGTAGTTCCACAGTCCGAGATTCTGCTGAACCGATATGATGCAGTTGTACTTGAAGTGGATTCGAGAGAGGCCGTCAGAGCAAATGACATCAAAATCATTAAAGGAACCCCGGCATCGAATCCAACGAAACCTACGATGGTGAAGACAAATGATCGCTGGCAATATCCACTGGCGTATATTTATGTCGGCGCCGGAGTCACTTCTATTCGACAGGCAAACATCACGAACTGCGTTGGAACTTCAGAGTGTCCATTCGTAACGGCTCCATTGGACAAGGTTGAAATCGATGATTTGATTGCCCAATGGCAGGACCAGTGGAAAGAGTTCTACGAAAAGCAGACTACTGATATGGAAGAAACAAATAAGTTTTGGAAAGAGCAGTGGTCTACCTGGTTCCTGGCACAGACTGAGGAGATTCAGTCGGCATATTTGACATGGGAAGCTCAGTGGAACCTCTGGTACTCGGAGCATACAGCAGATATGGAAGCCACAAGTACCTATTGGAAAGAAAAATGGGAGGCGTGGTTCAACGAATACACAAGCATCAATACTGCAGAAATGGCTGATTGGAAACAGAAATCAGAAACAGAATTTCGCGATTGGTTTGAGCAGTTACAGGCACTGTTGGATGGCAATACAGCGGCGAGTCTTGCGAAAAAGCTTCTGGAATTGCAGGAGCAGGTAGATATTCTTAACCAGTTCAGTTCCAACCTTGAAAATGAATACACGGTATATCAGAAGCTTTATGACAATGGATACCGTACTTACGGAGACGTGCTCGATTCTTCGGACGCATCCATTACTGACAGCAATTTGGATACGGTCATTGGACGTACATATTCCAGTGATCTTCTTCGTGACAGTAATGGTGATGTTATCGAAGGTCGGGCTATTTTTGTCATCAAATAAAGGAGGATTCATTAAATGAAAATCACAGACTACGAAAAAGTCCAGGCATTAGCAGCAAGTAATATTTTCCTGCTTGACGGACCTAACGGGACAAAGACCATTGCAGCAGATGCTTTAGCAAAGGCGTTAATTGGTCTTTTAAGTTCCAAAGATTTTATCGGAGGAGTAAATCTTTCCGAACTTACCCAGATCAACGAGCTGGTATCTGGTAACAAATTACTCATCGGGACTGCGGACGGAAACAAGGCTATCGCCGCTGAAGATGCACTCTTTGCCATGTTAGATAGCTTTGCTCCAGTGGAGCTTCGCCGAGTTATCTTCAGAGGTAAGAATCTTGGAACAGCTCTGACAGCGGTACAGAAAGCCGCTATTAAGGATGGTTCCTTTAAAGGAATGTTCCTTGGCGATTATTGGAGTATCGGAGGTCGTATCTGGCGTATCGTTGATATGGATTACTGGTACAACTGCGGTGACACTGCATTTACCAGCCATCATCTTGTGATCATGCCGGATGAAGCGCTTTACAACGCACAGATGAATACTACCAATATTACAACCGGTGGATACGTTGGTTCTGAGATGTATAAAAAGAACCTGGCGAACGCAAAGACAATCGTCAATGCGGCTTTCCAGGGTTCTGTTCTTACTCACAGAGAATACCTGTGCAATGCGGTTGCAAACGGAAGACCGTCCGGTGGAGCATGGTTTGATTCCAGTATTGAGCTCCCGAATGAACCTATGATGTATGGGCATCTTCATTTCAGTCCGACTTCTGACGGTTCTACTGTTCCGAGCACCTACACAATCAGCAAGACTCAGCTGGCGTTGTTCATGGTGTGCCCTAAATTCATCGTAAACAGATCTTACAACCAGTGGTTAAGAGACGTCGTTTCTTCGGCTTGCTTTGCCGTTGTGGACTCCGGTGGCAATCCGAACTACGTCTACGCTTCGAACTCTTATGGAGTGCGTCCGGTCTTCCCGGTTGGTTAATTAAGATCGCGGGGCCTTGTGCCCCGTTTATATTTTTGAAAGGAGCTTCTAATCATGGAAGAAAAAATCTATAAAATTACCCTCGGTGATGGAACTGAGATTTCCAATCTTAAGTTGAACGGAAACAATTTCATTTCCACAGAAAAGATCGAGGAATCCGTATTTGCAGATAACTGCTCTCCGGTTACTATCAGCGACGGAACAACTGAGACTGTTCATCCAAACATGGAACTGGTTCAGATCGTTGAGCAGGTTCCCGGGGAATACTGGTTTGTCCTTAGAGATATTTCTGAGGAGGAATTTGCCAGAACCAAAATGCAGTCTGACATCGCCTACATTGCAATGATGTCCAATGTAGAGCTTTAAGAAGGGAGATCACCATGGAACATAGCAAGAATTACAGTAAAGTAAAGCTTTGGCACAGCATGAAAATGTGGAATGAGACCAGAGTTCGTAATGCGGTGAAGATGGGCTGGATCACCAAAGAGGAGTTCGCCGAGATCACTGGTAAAGATTACGAATGAGTGTTCTGTTAGGCGACAGGAAAGAGTCAAAATTCGAAGCGATTACGTACTCGATCGAGTTGCATGATATGCTGATACTCCTTATGCAAAGGGGATTTGGTGTTAAGGATGTAGACAGCTTTGTTCGGAAGAAGTATGCGTATGGAGAAATTTCGGAAGAAAACTTTGCTAAGTACAGAGAACTGATGCGGAGTTTCAAATCGAAAGTAAATCAGTGTGCTTCCTTAATAACGAGCAATGTTAGAGCGGCAAATACCATTTACCCACGGTCAATGCACGAGTACGAGACCAGGAGAGATTACCAGAATGCGGCAATTGTAAATTGCGAGCAGCTCATTAACGAGTTGCAGCGGGTTGTTGAAATATTCGATGTAGATCTGAATTTATACAACCGGTATGTTAAAGCTATCGACCGAGAAATCGGATTGATAAAAAGGTGGCGTCAAAGAGACATGGCGATTAAGTCGCGGTTAGAAAAAGGGTAACATCTAAAAATTGCGTCGTTTCTTCGGCTAACTTTGCCAATGTGAACAACAATGGCAATACGAACTACAACAACGCTTCGAACTCTAATGGAGTTCGTCCGGATTCTTCGATTAACCAACGAAGAAGGAGATGCTATCCGTTCCGCAAGGATAAATAATAAAGCCTAATACAATTTACTACGGTAAGTATTGTTATAACGGTGAATAGGTTATGAACTACGAGGAGATTGTCTGTGACGCCAATAACTTGTATAGGGCTTATAAGGTCTCTGTGAAGAGCAGCAAGTGGAAAGAATCGACGCAAAAATTTATGATGAATTTCCTGCGGTACATATTCGAAATCCAAGATGATCTAATAAATCGGACACTTCAAAATGGACCGACACAGGAATTCGAGCTGCACGAAAGAGGCCGGATAAGACCTATTACAAGCATTCAAATCCGCGATCGCATCGTCCGACATTCTCTGTGCGATGAGGTTTTACTTCCAGAAGTTAGGAAACATATCATCTATGATAACTGCGCATCTATCAAGGGGCGCGGAATTTCACAACAGAGAAAACGATTCGAAATCCATCTCCACAAATACTACCAATTATACGGAAATGACGGTTATATTCTATTCGGTGACTTTTCAAAGTTCTATGACAATATTATCCATGAGATCGCTAAACGAGAATTGCTAAAGCTGTTCGATGATGATGAGTTTATTGACTGGCTTTTAACGTTGATATTTAAGGGCTTCCAGGTCGATGTTTCGTACATGTCTGACGAGGAATACGAGGCTTGTATGACCGATACTTTCAATAAACTGGAGTATCGGAACATTCCAAAAGAGAAGCTCACTGGCGAAAAGTGGATGGAGAAGTCTGTCAATATTGGAGACCAGCTTTCGCAAGTCATTGGAATTTATTATCCGTATCCCATTGACAATTACGTCAAGTAT